AAGGACTTTGTTGTATTCTTTTTCTCGATTTTTTAAGAGCATCTGAATATGCTTTATTTGTTTCTTTAGTAGATCTATTATCGCTACCGACCTGTAGTCTATTTGCTTGATCGTTATGCGCCTTTGCCGCTACAGCATTGCCTCTTTCAAAAGAATTTTGTCTTTTAGCTCTTGCAACCGCTGCTGCTCTAGCTGCTAGGTTAGAAGAAATCTCGTCGAGTCCTTCAACTTCTTCGTTGCGCTGCTTAGCATAGTAAGCTGCAAGGGCTTGCTTCTTACGTTGTTCTTTAGACTTACCAGCAAACTTTGGATTATCACTATGCACAAAGTCATGGATCCAATCACCGGCACTAGAGTCTTTACTGAGTACTTCATCAATCTGCTGTTCAGTCATTTGCTCGATGTCTTCTTTACGAAGCATCTTAAAGTCTTGAGCATCTAACTTACCATTTTTATTCTTATCAAGCTTGTGTTGATTGCCTTTTAGCTCTTCTTCCATATCACAACCGCACTTAGACATAGGTTTGTGACACTCAGGACACTTGGCTTCTTCATATAATCTTTTTTGCCAATCTCTGAAATTAATAGTCATGTTTATTCCTTGCTTTAAGTTTCTTGTGCCGTTGTTATTGTTTAAAAGAATTCATCTTAATCACCACTCTTCATGAATGATCTAAGCATCCATCCGTGTTTAGCATGGTGATCCAGTCTATCAGCGACAAAGTTAGCGAGCCCCTGATTACCTGCTGCAGTTGCAACTGCGAACACTTTATTTAGGGATTGGATAACTTGATTGTTTGCCGACAGAAGATTACCAAACATTTGCGCTGGGTATGAAGGCCGTGCAGTGTCTTCCATGATAGTCTTAAATGTATACATTTCTTCAAGACTTATTGGTGCATATTGATCGAGTGCGCGAATTTGTTCTGCCGTAGTATCAACTGCTTCGTGAAGTTCTGCATATAAGTCACCCAGAAATGAGTGATATTGCGCAAAGTCTCTTCCTTCTACATTCCAGTGATATGAGTGCGACTTAAAATACATGACAAAAGTATTGCCAAGTAATACTCGCATTGCTGCTGTTAATTCATCCATGTGTTTTCCTCTTTATCTTGACAATCTTTCTTGTTCGATCTTTCTGATCTTTGGAGCTAACTTCATTGCCATGCGATCAATAACCGCTTTACGAGCATGAATAGCTCTTTCGATCCGTTCTTTTTCTCCGACCGATAAAGTATTCAACGGTCTCTTGGCCATCTTAGTCTTCATCATCTTAATCGCTAACTTACGTGCTCGACTATTAATAGTGCTTGAACTAGAACGAGACTTTAGTGCAATCTTAATTCTACGCTCTCGCTTTGAAGCAGACTTGGCGAATCTTACTCTTGCTCTCATACGCTCGGTCCTGCTAAGTACTTCATTTAGAGTTTCTTCATTCATGCCTTTCTTATCTTCTTTAACTTCCTCGCCGGTTTCAGCATCTACTAGAACTAGCTCATCGTCTTCATAAGCGTCGATAATATCGTCTAGAGTGTCAATATCATCAATCATTGCATGTAATTCTTTTTCAATGTTATCGTCGTGTTCATGATCTTCTTCGGAGATATTTAGACCATCTTTATACACCGGATCTTTCTTTGCAAGCGGCGCTTCTTCATTTACTACACCGATGTAGTTATGATCGTGTACTTTATACCCTTTACGCTTATGGTGTGCAATAGCCGAATCTATTGCTTTTTCTTTACTATCGCCTTTAACGCGTACGATCTTTTCCATAGTTTCTTTACGCTTGCTCACCATAGGATGATGAGGATCGGCGACCGTTACGCTAACGCGGTGAACCTCTTCTTTTATTTCGTCTTGCTCATTAAGACCCATTGCTGCGGCAACCTTCTTGTCGCCGTATTTGTGGCGTAGATAAGCAGAGATAATATGATCTTTGCTACGGTATTCAGATACATCGGAAACTCTACGTTGGTTTTTAATCATGTTACGCAGAGTTCCAATATCATACTTTTTCATAGCATCATATTCTTTTTTAATGTCCTGACCTAACTCTTCGGTCATTTGACTATGCTTGTCTAGTAACTCTTTATTTTTAGCATAGTCAGTAGTCTTCATAGCAAACTTAGCAGTGCGCGCATTATTCAGGTGATATTCTTTGTTCTTATCATCGCCTCTTTCATGCGCGGCAATTGCTTTATCCATATGATACTTAAAAGAACCTTCTTCTAACTCAATTGATTCAGTTGCATACTTAATCTTTTGCTTACGGACAGAATGACTTTCGCTGCCCGAAGTCATTGAACTTCCGATTGCAATATCCTTGTTTTCGGCAGCCTTTTCAGTTTCAATATCTGAATCGTTTATCTTTGGAGTGCCGCGCAGAGTTTCTAACTTATCTGTCTGATCAGCCATATCTTGCTTTTCTTCATCGGGCGGAATAGCAATCGCATTGCGTATTCGTGCAAGGCGTGTTCTCAATCCACTGGTATCTTTGCCGATAATAGAACCGGTTGCAATCTGTTCTAGAATATCGGAGATCTCTTCATTCATTTTCTTCTTTTCGCCGATTACCTTATCGTCGCCTCTTGGTTGAAGTACTCCTTCGGCTGCCTTCTGAGGCACGAGTTTTTCATTATATCCAATACCAGCTTCTTTTGCCGTAGCTAGCATGTTATGAAGAACACTCACATACTCTGGTCTCATTGGCATATTTCTACACTTACGTAGAGCATCGTTGACGAGTTGTTCTGGACTACTCTTCTTATCGACGTCTGCAACACCGAGAGTATTAGCAATGATGCGAGCAACCCTGATTTTATCCGCTGGTGTGAATTTCATTTCCTTTAAGCTTCCCTGTGAAATGTTCGATTCTGCAAAGTCTGAGCCTGCGGTGGCCATATTATAATTAGCTTCTAGAGCTTGAAGTTCATGCTCGTGCATGTGCCAGTAGTCTTCATGATGCATGAACTCCCCAATACGAAGAAGAGAATCGCGCGCCTTAGCATGGGCTTCTCTCCAAGCCTTTATTTCTTTTAAATCAGGAGCCTTGCCATCTTGAGCAAGATGTACATCGTTAATCTCCATATACAAATCTGTAGCTTTTAAAGCATTTAAGATTGCAACTGGATCATTTGGTATGAGGCCTTTCTTATACCTATCTATCGTACCTTGAAATGCTTTTGCAGCATCGGCCGAACGATCGAAACTCTTCGTGGTATAGCCTTTAAACGTAATCTGTTCAGGAGCATATCCTGGCTGAATGTCTTCTTCAATAGTTGAAACTGGTTCAACCATATTAATCCATTTCTTGGATATGTCACCTGATTCATTGACAACGGTGATATAGTTTGTGCCACGATCAATGATCTCGTATACGCCAGCATCGTCCCTTACGGATTCGCCAACATTGAATATTTCTCCGGCGTGGTATTTTTCTCTTAGGTCGGACTTATTAAACTCCACAGATTCTTTAATTGCATCTACACCCATTGCTTCACGCAGTTCATTCATTAGACGCTTAGCATCTTGAGTTGTAAGCGACGAAGGGAGGCCCTTCTTAAAAGAAGTAAAGTCCCCCTTCTTTGCGGCTTCTCTCATCTTAGTGCCTGACATACCTGATGCACCTTCTGCATCAGGATCACGCTCACCGGCCGATACTACCTCAATAGTATCATAATGAAAGTCCTTGCCGTTGTACTTGTCTAGTATTTTTTGATATTCACCAACTCTATCAGAACCGGCAACCATAATAAGGTTCTTATACTTTTTATTAAGAATCTTTACAGCTTCGATGAATGTACGAATCTGATCGTTTGCCGCAACAAAATTTGTATTGGGAAACATGCGCTTGAGATAGTAGACCTTACGATCTACCGGAAGCGGATTTGATTTACTGTCTTGACTACGAGAAGCATAGATGACATGATCTGCTTCTTGTTTCTGAGCAATATGCTTTACTGCCGCAACAAGAAGACCATGGCCAATCGTAGGAGGTTGATAACGACCAAAGGCGAATACAACCTTTTTACTAGGCAGTTCTTTAACTAACTGTCTGAATTGCTTCATCTTTATCCATCTATAAAAATATTAACTATATTATTTATATGTACTTATCTTTTATTGACTACCAAAACCAAATATCCAAACTCCACCGATAGCAGTGGTAGTGGAGAATACTTCAATCATCATACTATCCTGTGCTACACCGCCGCCGCCTAGCGCAAAGGTATTTTTGTTATTACTACACTGGCTAGTAGTTACTCCGGTGAATGTGAATATATTATTAGCCGTGTGAGGCATAATAAAGATCTTGACTCTGCGGCCTGCCGTAAAGTTACTTAAAGTAATCGCTCTATTACCATTCGCGCTGGGTTGCCAGAATATTACACTTGGGCCGGTAGTCATATCAACGGCCAGTGTGGTAATCTGTGTGGTAACTAGAGAGCTAAAAGCATCTACAGTAGTTGGAGTGGCACTGATAACACCACTGCTGATAGTGATACTGGTCCCGTCAACTTTGACTCCACCTAACACACTGGTTGTTGCTGTTGGTAATGTATATTCAGCTGGAATAGTTGGCTTGTTAGTTAAGTCGTTGTAATTACCACTGAATAGTGTTGGCTTGTTAGTTAAGTCGTTGTAATTACCACTGAATAGTGTTGGCTTATTCTTAATAAAATCTAAACTAAGATTATTAGTTTGATTCCAGTCAGACTGTAACTGTGCAGCAGGAATAGTTGGCTTATTGGTTAAGTCGTTGTAATTACCACTGAATAGTGTCGGCTTGTTTAGTATATAACCAGCAGCCGATGTATTTGTTTCTGTCCAGTTAGATTGAACGTGGGCAGATTGAGCAGGTATTCGGATATACTTTGTGCCATCATGGATAATTTGATCACCAACAGTATAGGCAACACTACCATTACCGAGATTTTGTGTTCCTGCAACAGAAACAATATATTGCCAGCCATCTGTTCCGGTGGCATTACTTACGCTTGGAGTGTTAGTTGATGCATTCCATTCGCCTTTGAATACAACTGAACCTTCAATAACAGTTTCTGGAGCCCAGAAAAAATCCGTTCCATCTGTTTTTAGTAGATATCCAGCCTTACCAGTTGTACTTGGGAAATACTTTAGTCGTGAACCATCTCTAAATGTAACACCAGAATTTACATTGGTCGTTCCAGTAAGAACTAAACCAGTATCATCTATCTTTGCGCTGGTTCCAATTGTAGTTGAATTAAGAGGAGTTGTTTGAAATACTACCTCTGTTCCAGCTGCAGAATCAGTAAATGTTTGTTTTGCTGCAAGAGCAATACGGCCAATGCTTGATACGAAACCAGTTGTTCCATATCCCTGAACGCTGATACGGAATAGTGTATCACCAGACTGAGTGGCAGTTGGAGCATCAACAGTACCACGAGCAGCACGACCAGCGATCAATGCATATGTGTTGGTTGAACCACCAAATGTATCCATACTCACGCGAGTAGACTGACCATCTTGTCCGGTCAACTGAAGTAGAGTACCAGTAAAGTTTCTTGGGTATTGAGCACCAGTAGAACTACCGATAATGTTCAGCGCAGATTGAGTTGTGAGAAGAGTATCCGGTGTTGTAATCGTAGCAAGACCAGAACGAGCAACAGAAAAGGATTCTCTACCCACAGTTGTTTGTACCTTAATTGCACGATTGAATACAACATCGGCGGTTGCGCCTATAGATCCAATGTATACATCGCGTGCTGAATCCTTGATCTGTAGCGTATTATCTCGAAGAACAAACTCACCAACTTCAAAACCGGCACCACCTTTGATATAGAAGTTACCAGCTTTAGCGCCGAGCGCTTGGTCATTACCAAGTGTTTCATCTTGAACGTAGATCGTTCCTGCGCCCATCCAAATCTCTTTAAATCGTTTTCCTGGAGTTCCTAGAGACCATACGTTTGTTGTATATGGAATAATATCTGAGTGAGGAACGATGTGTCCGCCAGGGCCGGCATTTAATACAATGTCGGTGTTTGAGGCTGTTGATATAGCAAGACCAGCATTAACAATTGGCCGAGCAAAAGTAATTACTGTATTTTCTGGTGGGGGAGTTGCACCAACAGCAAAGTTTTTATCAGTAATGATAATTTTATTGTATATACCAGAACCAACGAAAAGAATTTTACTTAGTACTGGGATTGCTGCACCACCAATAATATCATTTACCTGAAGGGCCGGTGATGGAACTTCTTTAAGTTCATATACTGCATATGGAACACCAGTGATACCATTAGTCAAACCATAGTCACCAATATCTAGAGCAGCAGAGTCGCCATGCTCAAGAACTGCATTCAAATTTTCGGCAGTAATATTTGCAATAATAGGAGACGTGCCAGTAAGAACAGAACCAACTGGAATATTTAATGCAGCGACTGTTATCTCATTAGTAGTTGTATTGCCACGATCAGTTACAGAATCAAGAGTGTCAACCTCTTCTGTCAGATAGGCGGTATCATTATCTTCTGGCTTGTTCTTAATAAAGTCTGGTTTTGTATTATCCGTTTGATTCCAGTCTGACTGAATCTGTGCATCTGGAATAGTCGGCTTGTGCTTAATGTAGTCTAGTCTAGTATTATCGGCTTGCGTCCAGTCGCTTTGAATCTGAGCTGGATAATCGATATCCTCAACTGCGGCAAATTCGAACTTCTTCTTGGTAGAGTTATATCTTAAGTATAAACCATTTGCAATCGTAGAACGATCAATGTCGTCGAGGTAGCGAAGGTTTACTTCACCTGATCCGGGGCCCGCTGCGGATATCTTACCAACCCATTGCTCAAGAAACTTGAGTTTATTCGTGATTGCAGTAAGTTCCTTGCTAACTGGTTGCTCTATAGGATCTTGATAGGAGTGAGAGTCCTTTGGTAGAGATAAAAGATATTTTTCTACACCAATGCTACGTTCTTCGGGAGTCTTAACTTCAATTGGAGCCAACTCTTCGAGTGCTTCAACTTGCTCTAAGAGTTCTTCAATCTGTTCTGATTCGACTGTTTTATTTTCTAGTTGAGCAAATAGATTTGAGATATCCTTAGCGACGTTTTCACGCACCGATTGAATCATCTTTTGTTTTGGATCAGCTTTCTTTATTTCCGCAATTTGTTTAAACATCGAAGACATATCTGTCTTCGTATTCTCTTTAATTTGTTCAAGTTGCTTTTGCTTAAGATCCTGCGATTTCAGTTTATCCATGAACTATCCTAAAAAGACAACTGCACCGAAGTGCAGTTGTCGTGTCTACCGTACTTATGTTATTTATTAATAACGATACAGGTTGTATGGCGTATATGGATATGGGCGTCCAAACTGGTCAAAATATGGACGACCTAAGGTGTCATATAGTGCACGACCATACTGGTCATAATATGGATTCGATGGAATAGGGTAACCTGGATACACAACAGTTCTAGCTAGAAGAAGACTTGGAAGTGGCGCAGATGGTCGAACATAAACTATCAAGCGCGCTAGCTGAGTCTTATAATTCTGAATGCGTTGATTTGCTTGATCAATATAACTTATATAAGCGCGTGCTGTAGCGGTGTTAGCATATGGATGAGCTAAAACCCAGTTGATGCCATAGGCATTGGTGTAAACATTATTATAATTTGCTTCGCCGGTTCTATAAGCACTTTGCCAACTTAGAATTCTACTTTCATCGTTCTTGATAGCATTTATTAGCGAATTAGCAGTAGCAGTATTAGAATAAACAACCTGTTGTGTCAGATAGTAATTCGAATTAACATACGGGTTATTCATAGTAAGGAGCTGAGGAGGAACCGAAACGGTTAATCTACTTAGAATAGCCGGTTGAGGATATCCTATTGCTCCGAAAAGTTGATTTTGAAAAATTAGCATTTTGAATCCTTTTTGTTATTAGATAGGTCAACGTGATTCATAATGTACGTCATAGTAAAATCATATTCACTGATTTATTTATATCAAATTGATCTTGATCAACAGTTCCACTTTCTCAGCGCTTTATTAATTCGCGAATCAGGATCACGCGCAGTTTCGGCAGAAGTTAAACGCTTCTTCATTCCACCCATGCGAGCACAGAATGATTTACGACGATTAGCCGCCTTACTTCCTGGCTTTAATTTCGAAGGTTTTGTAGTCACCGCTGTTTGCAAATTGCCTCCAGTCTTACGATTATAAGCATCTACACCTTTTTGAGTCAGACCACCTTCGGATGACTTATACCCTTTCGAATCAATTGCGTATTCAAGTAATTCCTCGTCGGAAACTTCTTCTAGCTTTTCCCAGAGTATTTCTGAATCAACATTATTAATCAGAGCTAATTCTTCGATAGCACTTTCGATTAAATCAAACTGCGCTTCTAGTTCTTCCATATTTGGTTTGCTAAAAGAATCGAAATGCGCTTGTGCTTCTTTTTTAGATTTATGTCTGTGAATCTCGCCAGTTGGAGTTGTAACTTTCCATTCAACATGGTCAGTTGTTCTTCCTGAAGGATTGGTTGTTCTTTCAATCTTTGGGGTAGTCTTTACTACTGGTCTAACATATTTTTTGAATTTATCTAAGTCTGCTGCTTCATTCATGTCTTCACCGAGTTCTTCTCTAGACTGAAGGTAATCTCTTACACAGGTAATATAATCTTGTGCTAGTGTAATCTTAGATTGAACCCACTCGGGCATGTTTTCTTCATCATTTAGCATATCAATCAGGTCTTTTGAATTTCTAAGAATAGTCTGTAACTGAGTTCGTGCCATCTGACCTTCGTAGTCATACTCACCGCTGTCAATAGCTTTAACGGCTTCTGCAATCGGGTGAAACATATAGTCAACATCTTCTGGTACACAATTGGGCACCATCTTATTACCTTTCTTTTTTACACCAACTTGCTTATAACCAACCCAACAAGCTTCTAGAATCTCTTCGTCTATGCTTTCACCATACATCGCGTGATATTTAATAGTATGCTTGCTCGGCTTAGTCTTTGCCGTAGCATCACCCGGAGCTGGTTCATATGCGGATGGATCACTATCACTTTTATTATCCATCTTTTTCCAGTGAGCTACTCTAGCTCTAGCAGTAGAATCACTTAATCCTTTGTGATAAGCTTTATTATCTATTCTTGAATCTTCATCAACCAGCGCTTCTCCAAACTCATGACCAGCAACGCGCTTCATTTGCGCATTGAATTCGCTTTGAGATGGTTTTTCTTTATAAAGTTTTATAGAGATCTCTGGTCTTTCTTTACCCTTAATTCTCCAGTTGTAACCCTTTTCTTTATGATCTGCATCAGTAGTTTTTACAACTCTTCTTTTATACCCCGATTCCCACGATTCCGATTCATCTAACTCTTCATGTAAGTCTTTATCTGCTCCATGATATGTTCCCTTACCTTTTGTTATGTAAGAATTTACTCGAGCCATACCCCATTGCTGAGGTGTTGTGCCAGGGCGATGGCCAGAATTCCAAGCTGCAACGCCACGACGATATACTTTACGCAGCGTGTTAATTGATATACCAGACTTTTCTGCCTTTGCATCTAGACCAGCCTCTGCGGTCTCACATATTACATCTACGTAATCTTTAAACGCGATCATCTTTGCCATCCCTTAAGTATATCTGGTGAGAAATTATTCTTGCTGAATTCCATACGATCTACAATCTTTACCGCGCCGCCTTTTAGGTGGTCGATTGCTACGAAGCCTTCAACGCCGGTTGCTTTAAATCCCGATGAAGTCTTAATAAACGTGCTTATGTGTCCGGCCTGATTCATCTTAGCGATTATAATCGCTTTGATGTCGGCAATCATGTTTGATATTTCAAATATCTTTACGATATCTTCTTGAGGATGATTCGCAAAGAAAGACATAATCTTCTTGCGCTTCTCCTCTTTTCCGAATTTAGATTTCTCGGTCTTAAGAGTATCAATCTCTTTCTGAAACTTTTCGTATATCCAGTCAAATAACCCCTTTACATGTGCTTTCGTATCGGTTATCTTCTCGCCGCTTCTTACCTTACTGTTATTATATGTCTTGACTAGAGTTAGTAGTTCCTCGTCGTTGCTTATAGCGTTTAGAGTTGCGGCATTGATCTTCTTAAACTCAGAGCCTAGGTCCGATAGCATATCGGTAACTTTCTTAGTCTCTGCAGCCGTGAATGTCGCTGTTCCAGAATAGTCCTTATAGTTAGCATCATCCATCCATACGCTTGGCACATGGGTCATCTTTGATGCAATTGCCTGACCAAACGATGCCTTCATCGTCTCAAACGATGAACCAGTATATGTGGTATGCCATACTATACCAATATTTGATTTTCTAATTCTTCTTGCAAGCTCTGAGTCGGCCGGTACAGCATAGACAATAGTATTAGGATGGAAGGTTATATATTCTACATCATCTATAACAACCTTATTGATGTCTTCCTTTGTAAACATCAGATCACCTTGATATACACCGGACTTAATGCCAAGCTTCTTAAGTTCGGTTAGTGCTATCTTTAACTTATCGGCTAGATCGCCCGATGTATCTGCATCGATTTCAGCTGGTGTTTTATATACCTTTGGCTCTTTGTTAAACACGCCTTTCTTTGCAACAAAAAACTTACCATCGCGTGGATCTACGCCTGCAAAGATTGCTGGAGCTCCATCCCACTTAACCGTTGCTGTAATCTTAGACGACGAGTGACCGGCAAGCATATCTCTTAAATCACGAAGAAAGTTAATTGCCTGACGAGTGCCATTAACGCCAGCATTGAAGACTAAGTCCTCAATGTGTTCCATATGAGTATTCTTTTCTTCAGTAATATAATTCTGTGAAGTAATCATTTTATTTAATCGCTGTACTTAACGAAAACGCTACTATTAGTAGTAGAGGAAGATGCATAGTTATATAACCATCCAGCTACAGCATTTTGTTTATTGGAAGCAAGAACAGTGTATGTAAAATAGACACCTAAGTACTTAGACATCCACCAAGTAGGATCGATCTTTGCCATAGTCATTGTCTTTTGCACGATATCTTTTTTACTTTCTTTGCTATTAGATATATCTAAATACATTTCGGCGAATTTAGTTGCAATCGGTGCGGTGACCGGTGCTAGAGGATTAAATTGATTAGGCATATTAACACTAGGAATACCCGATTCTTTAGCAGCTCTAATCAAAAGACCCCCACCAATCTTACCTCCTGAAGCAGACTTACCTTTAATCTCTCCTTGCCAGCTTGAAGTAACTGGTCTAGAAGAAAAGTTACGTAATTGAACTCTTGCTTCTTTTCCATCAAATTCTAAATCCCAATATACGTCCTTAGATGCTGTAACATCTGTCATCGCTTTTACTTCTTTAAATTTTGCGGCGGGAGGCTTTCCATCATTAAATATTTTGCTATGAGCGGGACCCTTTGGAACTTTCTTCAGAGATATACCAATAAGTTGTTTATTTTTAAATTGATCGTATATGTATTTGTTATAATCTTGTAAAGTGTCAAATCCTGTTTTATTTTTATGGCCACTCTTTATAGCCCATATGTCTGCTGGATTCCATTTGTCTTCTCCAGACAATCCACTTGTGGCTTTAAATCTTCTAAATTCGGCATATACTTCTTCCACCTCGGAACTTCCTCTATGGAAAATATATCCGCTATTAATAGAAAAATCTTTAAATATTAAATTTGCAGTAACAACTACGCTGTGAAACCACGCAGAATCTAGTCCTTGAACACACTGTTGTAGTGTTCTATCGCATTTTGCAGCTTTAGTATTCTTTTCAGTCAGCTCGGCAGCAGAATCTAAATCTTTACCTTTAAACTGCCGTGCTGCGCATGCATATGCTTGCAAACTTTCTGCTAAAGCCGTTACCTCGGCTCCTGCTCCAGATTGTGCCATAATCGTCCCAGTTATAAAGTCTAATATTTATATTTATAAAACTAAAAATGCCCTTTCGGGCATTGCTTAGAAGAATTGTTCTAGACTTTGAGAAGGTTCTGATTCTCGTATATCGTATGTCTTTTGGCCGTTATACTGATAGATTAGATTAGCGTTTATCTTATCTCTCTTACCTTCCAACACCGCTTTGATTTCATTAGCCATATCAGTTGCTGTACCAACCGGTACGTTCTGACAGATGTGATTAAGATTTCTTGATGGATTAAGAAGAGTAAAGTCTTGCGGCAAGCCCATAATACTCATTGCTTCACGATAGGTGAGATACCTATCGATAGTGGGGTGAGTAAGAAGGTTAGGGTAGTGCCCAACGAATGCTCCGATATGGCCTTTTGGAATCGTGGTGAGACGCCGCATAATATTCCCACCAACGGCAAGCTTGCTGAAGATACGATCACAGCGATCAGCAGCACGCTCAAGCCCCTTCGAACGCATCCATTGTCCAACTTCATCATATTTCTTCCCTTTGCGCTCTAGCCAATCCATAGGATTATCAGTCTTTTCAATACGATCATAGAAGTCTTTGTGTGTGATACCACCTTCGAGTTCTTCTAGAACATATCGATACATTGGATCCCATTGACTTGGGATCTTATCATTAGTTACTTCTTGTTGGGTAGCCAGAGCTCCCACGGATTCAAAAACGCTTTCAATAGAACGTATTGGAGTATCAAAATACTGAAATAAGGGGACATCGCTTCCTTGCCAGAAAAAGTAAAATGATCGCTCGCGAATCTGAGGCACGCCGTGAAGCAGTGACTTAGTTCTGTATATCGACATTGTATATTTATTCTCTTTGGCTATCACCATCAACTTATCTACGATAGGCTTACCTAGTTTTCCCGCAAATCCAGGTGCATTCTCTCCCCAGAATACTTTTGGTTTTATATTACAAAGCACTTCCCGTGCAGTGGTGTACATCCATTCATTGGCAGCTGCATCTGAGCTGGCGTAACCCGAAAGTGACGATAGACCGGCACAAGGACAAGTTGTACCAACAACGTCAACGCCGTGAGGAACAGTGCCACCTTCATCAAGCAAGATATAAGGTACTTCACTAAAGTAATTGACGAGGTGTGAATCGTTGCTTTTGAATGGAGTGTATGAGAGGATATAGTCTGGTCTGGATCCAAATGCGGCCGTTTGTCCAAGAGCCTGTCCTCCGATAAGGGGTACAATGAAGGCGTGTTTCATAAGTTATCTTTTATCTTTGCCATCATCTCTGCAAAAGTATACTGAGAATCTTGGTGTTGTTTATAAAATTCAAAAGCCATATTACGATATTCATCTCGCATAACACTATCCTTAGATAACTTAGCAACTAGATCATAAGCTGGTTGCATATCACGATCATCGAGCCACACTGTGCCAGTGTCCTTGCAGTTGATTAGCTTGTCACCAAACTTACGGTGAGTGCAACGCACGCCGTAACTCTTACGGAACACTGGAACTACACCAGTACACGCAACTTCGCAGTGAGTGTATTCGACAGAGCGCTCAATAAATCTTTCATCGAGTATTGACAACTGATAGCCAAATCCACATGCCGACATACGATAAAGCATCTGTTCGTTTATATATGGACCAAAGACATAGGCCGGTTGATTCTTTTCCATGTTTATAGTGCTAATATCATCGGCGATATGGCCGTGGAACTCTGATAGTTCTCTAAAAGCAAGATATGCTGGAGATTTTTCTATACCCTCAAAAGTAGTGATACATCCATTAGGTCGTAGGAATTCATTATGGAACTTAAACATCTGGACATAACCTTTCCAAGATGTTGTGCGCCCAATCCACTTATGTTCGTTAGGTCTAGTCTGATCAATATCAAGCCAGTACTTAGCTCTTACTGAATCGAAGTCCATTCCTGGTTGAAAGCTTAGAATAGTCTTTGAGTTATTGTTATCAAAGAAATCTGCTAGACCCCCACCTTCAGTTGAAGAAGAAACGAGCCTAGCGAAATCGTTGCTAGAACTATGGCCAAATAAAACGCTCGCCTTTCGAATTGACTCATCAATTGCAGCATTTCTCTTAATTGATAGAGACGAGTGGTCATGTTGGATAAGTACGATTGGTTTATAAACTTCATCGAGGAACCTTTTAAATTGGTTGATACATTCTTCTGGATGACCGACTGATGGTAGACTATTAATTATAACAACATCGGCTGCGTTGCAGCCAGTGATCATCTTATCAGTTTCTTCTTTCTTTGCAAGTTTTAACTGAACTACATTTGAAACATCATGAGCATTCTTACGGGTCCATGACTTATCTTTCGATGAATACACAGTAAAGTCATATCCATTCTTAGTCAGCCACTTTGTTTGTTCTACAGTAAACTTAGTAACACCACATCCTTCAATACCGCGCCCCATGATAATTGCTAGTTGCATTTTAAATAATCCTTACAATCTTCTATCATTAGATCAACCCACCACTTGCGATTCAAGTTTCTATTCAGAGGAGACGGATGAGGCATAACATAGTGCTTTACTCCAATCTTACTTAGCGCAGTGGAAGAAAAATTACCGAGAGCTAGAACACTGGCATAGCCCTTGCATGCATCTTGTAAAGAATCAAAGTCTACATTAGCTATTCGTGGCTTTCCAGGATAGTCAAACGTATTTATGAAAGAAAAATGGCGTATATTCAGGCGATCCATCCACGATTCGAGATTACGAAACGTACCATTACGCTTATAACCTAGTGTAGGTTTATCTGAA